TTCAAAGGTACATCTTCAAAATAAAGCGCACGAAATGGTTGCTTGTTTAGAGTTCATTAAGTTGAACATAAAGACGGACGGCGAGAGTGGTAAAATGGCACAAGGAAAGCGTAAGTTGAAATTGTGGAAGCACTACGCGTGGAAAGTTACTCGCATTTCGTTAAATCTTGCGTTCTGGATATTTATCTTATATACAATCTTTTTCTAAATGGCAAACACGATAGATTTTAATGTAAATACCAACGCGGTAACTGTCCTTAATCAGACGGCTGACGCGGCAGAAAATACAGCGAAAGGATTCACAAGTGCGAAAGCAGAACTTCGCGCGTTGAATCAGCAGTTGTTGCAAATGGATTCTTCAAGTGAAGAGTTTAAGAAAGCGTCCGCACGTGCTGCCGAGTTAAAAGATAACATCGGAGATTTAAGTGCTGAAATTAATGCCAACGCAGGTAACGCTTTCGAAGGTCTTTCCAACAACGTTGGCTTGTTTAGTTCACGTCTTATGGACTTGGATTTAAAAGGTGCAGGACAAGCGTTAACTGCAATGGGTAACGCTGTTGGTCGCATAGATTTTAAGACATTACAAAGTGAAGTAGGTGGTTTAGTTAAAGGTTTAGTAAATCTTGCAGGTGCTATTGTTGGTAATCCATTACTTGCACTTGGTGGTGCGGTTGCTTTACTTGTTGTAAACTTCGATAAGATTAACGCGGCATTAAATGGAACGGCTGAAAAAGTAGAAAAGTTAGGTGAAGCGAATGTAGCACTTGAAAAACAAAATCAAATTCTTGATGCTCGTATAACCAAAGAAAAAACGTTAAACGGAGAGAGTTTTAAAACACTTGAACTTGAAAAGGAGAAAGCGTTAAACAACGTACAAGTTGCCGAGAACGAATTATCTATTGCTAAAAAAACAGGAGATATAAATGTAATTCGTGAAAAGGGAAACAAGTTAATTGAAATGCGTAACCTTTTAAGCGGTATAACTGCAAAGGGTGAAGCGGATCGTATTAAGTTAATTGAAGAAGCAAAAAATTTAACAATTGAAGGCTACAAAGAAGACCAAGCAAGAAGAGCAGCCATTGCAAAGTTTGAAGACGGAAGGGCGCAACAATTAGCCGTTATTGCTGAAAAACAAAGATTGATTAAGGCAAATCTTGACAAAGAAAACTTGATAATGGCGGAGCAACAATACACAGTTGAACGCGCAAACTTTGTTGAGAAAGATATTGAAACTAAAAAAGTTTTAGTTCAAAGTGATAGACAAAAACAACTTCAAAAAGAACTTAACGACTTGCTTTGGGAAGAACAAGTTTTAAGAAACGCGAAACTTGCTATTGCTACCGAAACAACAGTTCAAGATTTAAAACAAAAAGACACAGAAACGGAAAGAGTAAAAACTCAATTTGAAGAAGTTAAATCTTTAGGTTTAAAAAGAATTGCAGTTACTAAAGATACAAGTGAAAAGATTTTCTCGCAAGAAGATGCTTTAAACAAAAGAATTATTGAATCTCAAAAGAAAGTTGAAGAACATCAAAAAGAGATATTAGCGAAACGTGTTCAAATGACTTCCGACGCGTTTGGTGCTTTGTCAAGTTTGACAATGGCTTTCAACGCTAAAAGCGAAACAGCTGCTAAAAATCAATTCAAAATAAATAAAGCGTTCTCATTATCACAAGCAATTATAAACACTTACCAAGCGGTCAACGCTGCATTAACGGCAGGTGGTAATCCTGCTAAACTTGCAACAGGCGCTCAATTTGTTGAGGCTGGTATTGCATTAACGGCAGGTCTTGCAAACGTCATTAAGATTCAACAAACACAATTCGGTGGAGCAAATAGTGCAGGTGGTGGAGGTAATTTGGGTGGAGTTGGTAGCGGTGGAGGAGGAACACAAGCACCTTCACCTGCCAACTTCGCCTTTGTAGGCAACCAACCCAACCAACAACAACCACCGCTTCAAGCGTACGTAGTTGGAACGCAAGTAAGCAGCAATTTAGAGGCACAACAATTAATTCAAAACCAATCAAGATTAGGAGGATAAAACAATGAAAAAAATTAAAGTTATTGAATACGGAATCGACGACGCAGGATTGCTCGGAGTGTACGCAATCAGCGTAGTAGAACAACCTGCAATCGGTGTAGACTTCGTAGCACTAAGCGAACAACACAATGTGAAATTCAAAGAAGATTTTAGAGGTCTTTTGTATGGAGCGTTATTGATTCCCGATCAATTGATATACCGACGCAACGAAGACACGAACGAGGAATACTACGTTAAGTATTCAAAGGACACAATCAGAGCAATTGCTTACAACTACTTAAAGCACAACAACCAAAACAACGCAACGGTTGAACACGCGAAAGTTGTTGACGGGGTGTCGCTCGTTGAGACGTGGATTATTGAAGGCGAAAACGACAAGTCGAAGAACTTTGGGTTTGACCTTCCAGAAGGTACTTGGTTCGGTTGCATGAAAGTGGAAAACGAAGAAGTGAAGAAACAAATTCAAAATAAAGAGGTTCTTGGTTTCTCAATCGAAGGAAACTTCATCGCAGAGAAAGAAATGTATTTGAGTAAGCACGAAGAATTTGCAGCCATTCTTGCGGAGATCGAAGAGCTTCTAAAAGGAGAATAAGATGAACATCGAAGCAGGTGGTTTCTTTAAGTTGGAGTTGTTCAACGACGACGCAAACCTGTTTCTAAACGCGCTCACGAAGATAGCGAATGAGGGCGGAAAAATGGGTTTTAAAACGTATGGATTGAGCGAAGACGAGTTGAAGATACTGAATACAATTCTTGACAATTTAGGATAAAAAAACGGAGGGTAATCACTCCCTCCGTCAAACCTAAAAATCAAATTTCACTATGAAAAAGCGAATTGTGAAACAAATATACCTCTTTTTATATCTACTGACTAAACAAACAATTAACAGAATTATGAATTTACGAGAAAAAGTAAACGCTCTATTCGCAAAACACAATGTTAGCCTATCAGCCGAAGAGGTTGTTGAGGTTAAACAAATGGTTGAGGCGATTTTAGAGGACGGTACAAGCATCTACACAGACAGCGACACTTGGGCTGCTGGTGTTCGCGTATTCGGTAAAGACGCAGACGGCAACGAGGTTGTTATTGCGGACGGAGAATACAAGACAGCAGAAGGTCTTATCGTTGTTGTTAGCGGTGGTCTTGTTGAGGAAATCAAACCAATGGAAGAAGAAGCTCCTGAGGTTGAAGTAGTAATCGAAGAAGAACAAACTTCTGAGGTTGTTACTGAAGAATCACTAAGCGCAGAGGTTGAAGGACTTTTGTCGTTAGTTGCAAAACTTGAAAGCGAACTTGCTGACATTAAGAAAGCAAACGCAGAACTTTCGAGCGAAGTAACAAAATTAAGCGCACAGCCTGCTGCGACTTCAATCAAAGAAGTAAAGCAAGCAAAAGTTACCGCACCTTCTAAGCCTTATCACAAGATGAGCGCAGAGGAGCGTTTCGTATTTCACTTAAACAAATAAAAAAAAACACAAATAAAAAATGGCTACTACCACTTCATTAACCACAACCTTTGCAGGTCGTGAAGCAGCAGGATATATTCGCGCTGCGTTCTTAAGTAACGAGTCTTTGGCTGCGGTTACTTTCAAAGAAAACATTGAGTACAAACAAGTTGTTCGCAAATTAGTTGATTCTATCACTTTTGCAAATGCTACTTGTGACTTCACTCCAACAGGAACTGTAACACTTACAGAGCGTATTTTGACTTTGGAGAAATTCCAAGTTCACAGACAACTTTGTAAGAAGGACTTTTTAGCAGATTGGGAAGCTAAGTCTGAGCAAGACGGTTTCTTACACGCTTCATTGACTGACGCTTTAATTGCTAACGTATTGGCAGGAGTTGCTGCAAACAACGAGCGTTTGATTTGGCAAGGTGTTAACGCAACTGCAGGCGAGTACGCAGGTTTCGAAACATTGTTCTTGGCTGACTCTGCTGTTCTTGACGTTGCTTCACCAGAGGCTATCACTTCTGCTAACGTAATCGAAGAAATGAATCGTCTTGTATTGACACTTCCAACACGCGTTCGTCGTGCTACTGAGAAGCCTGTTATCGCGGTTTATTCTAACGTTGCTGAAGCGTTCAGAACTGCAATCTTAGGTCTTGGCGGTGGTTCTTACTTGTATCAAGGAGAAACTGTTAAGATGACTTGGCAAGGTCAATACGACATCGTTGAATGTCCTGGTATGTCTGACGACACAATGGCTATGTACCAAAAGTCAAACCTTTGGTTCGGAACTAACTTGAAAGACCAATGGAACAACGTAGCAGTTTTGGATATGTACCAATACGACTTGTCTGACAACGTTCGTTTCGCAGCTTCTTTCTTCGCAGGTGTTCAGTACGGATTCGGTGACGAAATCGCGTTCTACCAATACACTGCATAATCTCAACCATTCTAACCCTTGCACGAATAGAGGTAGCGGCTTAAACACCGCTCCTCTTTTGTGCTAATAAAAAAATAACAATATGGCAAATTGCGAGTTAACGACGGGATTCGGTCTTGAGTGTAAAGATGCGATTGGCGGCATTAAACAAATCGTTTTAGTAGATAAAGCAAACGTTACTTCGTTTTCTTTTGATGCTAACGAAGTTGTTACGTTAATCAATGGTGCTGCAAGTGGTGACTTATTCACTTACGAACTACCTACACAAACAGGATCATTCGAAGAAACAATTAATTTCAATCGCGACAACGGAACAGTATTTTATACGCAGACAGTAAATGTAATGTTGCACAAATTGAGTGCGGCAAAGCGTTTAGAATTGCAAGGTGTTGCAACTGCTCGCGTGATTGTATTCGTTCAAG